AGCTAGATGCAGCATGGAAGCTATTGCTAAAAAAGCAAGGCATTGAGCAGGAAGAAAAGAAACGCAAACGAGCAATGGCAGCAGAGCCATTAGTTTATAAACTATCTACACCCGAGGGTCGTAGTACAGCACATATACCTAGTCGAAATACAGGCGACGGTATCGCAAGCTCAAAACAAATCCCACAATATACAGGCACAAAGATGTTAGGCATTGGAACAATGCATAAGTCTAATGCCGTGCCTATCTTCAGCGATGATGAGGCAAAATCTATTTCAAGCATGAGGAGATAATATGGAAAAAGAATGGACAGACCGGGATTGGGGTCGATATCGAGTAGTTGAAGAATTCGGTCGAGAATTTAAAGTTAAAGAACTTGTGGTCAATCCTCAATCTAAACTTAGTATGCAAAGACACCAATACCGAAATGAATATTGGGTGATTATAGAAGGACATGCGAAAATCTATACTATGTGGCCAGACAAAGACGGCAACGACCAAGTTGTACAAAGAGGTGAGGCTATATGGCCAGCACACACAACTGCCACCATTAATAAGGGTGAGTGGCATCAGCTTACTAATGATTCAGATGAACCTTTAAGAATATTAGAGGTTCAGTATGGAGAAACGTGTATTGAAGAAGATATTGAAAGGATTACTATATTATGACAATACCATCAAGCCCAGTAGATCGTAAAGCTATTTTAGATTGCATGAAAGAAATTAGTGCATCTATGACTCGCACCGAGGGTGAACGAGAGTTTATGCGTGAAGCTATTAAAGAAATTTGTGATAAGTATCAGCTATCTAAAAAGACATTCCGTCGGATGGCAAAGGTTTATCATAAACAAAACTTCAGTTTAGAACTTGAAGAGCACGAAGAATTTGAGACTATGTATCAAACAATTACAACATCAACAACCATGAGTAAAGACCATGCCTAAATTTACATTTATTTCAGAACACAATACTGGTGAAAAAATAACGTTAGAGTTTACCAAGGAATATTTACCAGATATTTTACAAGAGTTTGAAATGTTTCTGCGAGGTGCAGGATTCCATTTCGGCGGTAATCTGGACTTTGTAGAAGATGCGTACGAAGGTCAAGGATTCGCTCATTTTGATCCTAACGCAAAGGAATTCTATCATCATGTATAATCAATATATTCTCGAGGCCAAATATCTAGATGCGATCAAAAGGGTTAAGAGAAAATATATCGTTGGGGTATATGCCAATTTAGATAAAGTAGAGGAAGCTAAGAATAATCTACTCGCAGAGGAAACCAAGTATTCTTTGCGGTTTTCTATTACGCCACACTTTAACCCTTTTCTTCAAAGGGTTGCTTGACTTCTTTCCTAAAAGATGTTATAATAAGACATTAAGGAGTAGAAATGAGCGCAATTTATACCGTTATTGAGCAATTAGCATCAGACAATTCTCGTCTTGCTAAGGAAGCCATTCTTAAAAAGAATGTCAACAATGAATTACTAAAGCAAGTTTTTAAATTAGCTTTGAATCCATTTGTTCAATTTTATATCAGAAAAATCCCAAGTTATGATACTGCTGTTAACATCAATCGTAAGTCCTTAGATGACGCACTAACTAGCCTTAGTGTTTTATCAGATAGGGTTATGACAGGTCACGCAGCAATTAATCACTTACAATTTATTTTAGGATCGCTGAGTAAAGAAGATGCAAAAATCATTGAGCGTATTATTGCAAAAGACATGCGTTGCGGAGTCTCCGAAGCAACCATTAATAAAATTTGGCCAGGAACTATCCCGTCATACCCAGTTATGTTGGCTTCTGGATACGACCAAAAACTCGTCGACAAAATTAAGTTCCCGGCGTACGTCCAACTTAAACTCGACGGAATGCGATTCAACGCAATTGTCAAAGGTGAAGTAGTCGAATATAGATCTCGCAATGGTAAAGAATTAACTATTCCGAATAAAGCATTTGATGTGCCCTTTATTCAGATGGCAAAATTCTATGGTGTCGATATGGTATTCGATGGTGAGTTGTTAGTTGCAAATGCTGCAGGCAAACCAGTCAATAGACAAACAGGTAACGGCATTTTATCTAAGTCAATTAAAGGTACGATGAGCGAGCAAGAAGCAGATAGTGTAAGGGCTACTATTTGGGATGCTATTACATTTGAAAAATTCTCAGAAGGTATTGAGACAGAACCTTATAGTGTCAGAATGGCTAAACTAAGTAATGCTATTTCAGACATGCGAGGACAAAAAGGACAAGTAGGTCATTATATTGATCTTGTATGGAATAAACAAGTAAATGATATTGCTACTGCTCAGAAAATATTTGAGAAGTTCCTTGCAGAGGGTCAAGAAGGCACAATCTTAAAATCCAAAGATGGAATTTGGGAAGACAAGCGTTCTAAGACTCAGATCAAATTCAAAGGTGAACTTGAATGCGAACTGAAGGTTGTAGATTGGGAAGAAGGTACAGGTAAAAATGTTGGTCGCCTAGGAGCATTAGTTTGCGAATCAAGTGACGGTATTATCCGTGTAAATGTCGGCTCAGGTTATTCCGATGAACAACGAGATGAGTATACCAAAAAAGTTATCGGTAAAATCGTAACTGTTAAGTATAATGCTCGTATTAAGGATAAATCTGGGGTCGAGAGTTTGTTCCTTCCTGTATTTATTGAATTACGTGAAGATAAAGATAAAGCAGAATCTAGTAAATCTATTAAGTAATTATAAATATTCGGGAATGAGGTTTATCTTATGCCCGCACAAATTTATAAGTTTCCAGAAAGACGAACATATTACCGTGGTTACAAAATTCCTCTCTATACGGAGGAGCAGATATTTTTGACAGTTATATCATTAAATATCTTTGGCAACCTCACGGAAAAGGTAACCGAAAAAACCTTAGAAGAGTATGAACCGTTAACAGTTATAAAAGCGCTAGTCGAAGCAAAATCGTCTAGCGTTTTTTCTAGTAAAGCTAAAAATACTATACAAGAAATATTGAAATCTATAGAAACATTATGAATATATTTTACCTACACAATGATCCTACAGAATGTGCAAAACAACATAACGATAAGCATGTTGTTAAAATGATTCTAGAATATGCCCAATTACTTTCTACAGCACATAGAGTTCTTGACGGACACGAGATTACAGAACTAACAGCAAATGGTAGAAAGATTCGTCGATGGAAATTAGAATCATATCTGGATAATAAACTTTACAAATCCACTCATTCTAATCATCCTTCTGCTATATGGGTAAGACAATCCCATAAAAACTATATTTGGTTATCCCAATTACTACATGCTGTATGTAAAGAATATACTTATCGGTATGGCAGAATCCACAAGGTAGAAGAAGTCGGTTTAATGGAAACTTTGTTTGAGTGGCCAATGAATATTCCTGCGGGAGAATTTACTGAACCTACACCCGCTATGCCAGAATGTTATAAGGTATCATCCTCAATAAATTCTTATCAAAACTACTATATAGGCGCTAAACAGCATCTAGCAAACTGGAAAAAACGAGAAGTACCTATTTGGTATTACTAACAGCAAGTTATAATATATAATGTATCAGGAGTTAATTAATGCCTTTTTATGATTTCAAATGTTCTAACTGCGATGAAATATTTTCAGTTATGTGTTCTATCTCAAAACGAGAATCGCAAGAGTGTCCTTCTTGCAAGTCCCCCAAATACGAATCCCATCATACTGCTATGCCTGCGTTTGGCGATCCTGTTCGCCTCGGCGTTAGAACCATTGATGATGGGTTTCGAGAAGTGTTGTCTAGGGTCGGCGCTAACAATGGACGTCAGGCTGACCTTAAGAGCAAATTGAGCAGACGCTAATATATGATAAGTTATCTTTCTTTAACTCGGGAGGTCAATACATAGAGATTGCCTCCTCACTTACTATTCTAAGAGGACGCTTCATGGCAAAAACAAGAACAAATGTTCAAACACAATCTAGTCAAACCCCTCAGTTAACATTAGCTAATAATAAACTGAAATTATGTCTAGATGATATGAAAACAATCAAGCCATTAACAGATAACCAGAAAGGATTCTTTGACGTATACGATAAAGCAAAAGTTATGTTATTACATGGTGTTGCCGGGACAGGCAAAACCTATATAGCATTATATCACGCATTAGAGGAAGTATTAAATAAACAGAATCAGTATCAAAGAGTAGTAATAGTTAGGTCAGCAGTACCTAGCAGAGACATAGGACATTTACCTGGAGACGAAAAAGAAAAG